GGCTTGCCAGTCTTTGATGAAACTCCAGTCTTATGCACCATGAAGTCATGCTGGCACTTAGGTGCTTGCGGTACTTCTTTGGCATTAAGTTCATCAGACAATAAGTTCATTGCTTCATTCAATGATGGTGCAGCTGATATTGGAATTACATTCATATCATCTTTAGGATCAGCAATAGTCCAAGCATCTTTTACTGGCTCTGGGAACTTCTGTTTGATGATTGGTTCTTCTGTGGTAATTCCGCCTCGTCCTGCCAACTGTACTTTGACCATCTCTTCTCGGCTTGGTCGCTTGCCTTTAGCAGCGAAACCTGCGTTAGCAAGAGCTCTGCCGATCGCTGAAGTTTCGCAGTTTTCCAAAGCGCTAGTTGCATTAACACCGCGATCAGTATCCTTCTCTTCAGCATAGCCAGTCGAGTATGCGACTTGGTCGAGATAAGTGCGGTAGAGATAGGCTTTAACAACATATCGATGAGCTTCACATACTTCCAATTCCGTTGATACGCGTCCATCTGGGAACTCCTTCCAAAACTTTTCCAATCGGCTTTCGACTGTTTCATAATCGGCTAAGTTAAACGCCATGATTGATCTCCTCTTGCTTTACTAGAAACTCGGCTTGCTCTGTTAAAGGCCAGTGAGATCCATCTGGCCAAATTGACACCCACACAGCACAAGGCTGGCAATAATGTCGGTTGATTCCTTTAGACTTAGCATGCTGACTAACCACAGTCCAGACTGCAAAGGTCTTACCCTTGCCATTCGGGTGATCTCGACCCCACTTCATCTGGCAGTAATCACACCAAGTACCGGACTTTGCCTTAGTAACTGTCAAGGTCGTTCCAATCAGTTGATGTAATCTGGCCAGCGATTGCAGAGTACGCACAGATGTCCTTGTAACTGTCCGCGTGATCCTTTGTTGTTTGAGTTCTCGAGATCTTGGTGAGGATAAGGCAGATTGCGACTTCGTGCGGCTCGATGTTTTTGTCAAGATACACACTCCAGAGTCTTGCGATTCGAATGTGATTAAGAGTTGAGTCGCCGTATTCGTCACCTCGGTCGGTGAGTAGCTGCTTGGCTTCATCGAGAATATCCTTGGCCTTCACTCTGACCAGAATGTGTGTCGAGCGACCGAACGGCCGAGTGCATAACCTTCTTCTTTGCCTTCTTTGTAACCTAAGCCGTAACCAGCTGCTATTCCAACTACGAGAAACGCCAGCATCACCAGCGTTAGATATAAATCAAGATTCATTCTTAGCCCCTTTACTTCAGTGAGGATCACTGATAAGGATTAAGGTACAGGCTATGGCAGACTAAGCAAGCATCTTTTGATAACGAAATGGTAACAATTCTGCATCGTCCATCGCATCATCGATGTCACGCCTAAGCGGATTATCGAGATCGTCCATACCTGCGACCGCCATAAGCGAAGGTTCCGTCCTTTTCTATGTGAATTGTTGACACTTGGACACCCTTAGCATCTTCTTCTACGAGCAAGAATGCTTGTTGCCAGTTCATTGTGCCTTTTGTGTAATGAGCCTTGCGAATGTCCATCAAGTGTCCACCTTCAAAGCCTCGCAGGATACGGCCTAATTTGCCCCCTGAAGCCTCTGTAAAGGCCGATTGGCCTGCTCTGTGAGTATGTCCACATATCACGCTTAATCCATGCCTACGAGCCGCTTCTAGGGCTGTAAGACCGGGCTGAGGTTTAATTGGTTGCTCATCTCCATGCACTGCAACATAACCTTTAGCAATGGGAAATGGCTTCTTATGATAAGAGATTCCAAGTTCATCAAGCCTCATAAACTTTTCAAACTTAAGTTCTGGTAATGACAAGAATGCTGGTATCTTGTTCATGATTACATTGTAAAGACGATCAGTGTGGTTTGACCTGATCATGTGAGCTTCTTTAGCGTGCTGTGTCAATTCCCAAAGGACATCGACTGTCATGTCACGATCTGAAGCTAAGGTTTGCTCGTACCAGCCTGGCTTGTTTTCTGTCCAGCGGCTGATTTGTGGGAGATCGATTTCATCTCCGAGAGTAACGACAGCATCTGGCCGAAATACTTTAATAAACGAGGCGACATTCTTTACTGCTACTTCATCGTGATATGGGACTTGTAAGTCTGGTATTACGATGGTTCTCTTCATTAATCCTCGTCATCGTCAGGATAAAAGTCCGGCATATTGCTGGGATTATCGTTGATGCGCTTAGGGAGTATCCAGTCAGGATAAGAGAATGGATCCATAAGCATCGACATGCAGATGTCTGTGGCAAAGCCAGCCTTGCGCAAAGCTTTATAGTATTCGTTTAACCCAATACAGTAAGCCTCTAGTGGAGTGTAACCCTGATCCTCTATTGCTTTAGTTTTGCGCGCGGCCATGCTTTATTTTACCGCTCTAAAAGTATGTTGTAAATCTCATCGCATCGTGTGTTGAGTCGCTTGATCTCGCTCAGCAAGTGAGTGATCACAAAGCCAGCCAATCCACCGATTATCACAAGAGTGGCAATATAGAGCTGAAAGAATTCGCCCTGTGTCATTTTCTTCCGAGTTCATCTTTTGGGTCAAGGTAACGCAAGACTGGTGGAATAATCGAGGCAAGACCAGCAGCAATCAAAGCCTTTGGTTCTGTAACTCCAGCTGCGTACATTGAGATGATTGCAACTAAGAATGCTCTGCCCCAAGAACCTGCTGCGTTTTGTAGATCTTTCATTGTGATCCCCCGATCATAGGTATTTGAAGAAACTCACCATTAAGGTCAGCTTCTTTCGTAAAGCTGATATGGCAGTGATGATTGTGTTTGTTGATGCCTGTGTATTTGCGCCACTTCCATTTAAGGAGAGGGCTTGCGATCTTGCCATCGAAGATGATGTAGCTGATGCGCTTTCCAGAATCAGACTTTGCAAAGATACGAATCTGATCCGCAAGATCTGGCATGGTGTCAGGTTTAACTTTACCCGAAAGATCTCGATCGACATCGATGGCACGAACCCAGCCGCTAGCATCTGGATTATGATCTGACTTACGCGCAGAGTGTCGTGTGTCGCCGATCCAACCATCAGAAGTTCGATCTCGATCTGGGAATGTGTCGTCAATCTGTTCCCTTAACTGGATCGCGCACTTAGATAAACGAGGCTTCATTTACCTAGTTTAAGACCATCTGGAATTGGCTTCGAGTAATTCCACTTAGCAATATATGCGCCTTTACCATCTGCATCATCTTGCAACACGATCGTGCCATCAATAAACTGCTCTGGTTGAAGTTCTGGATAAACTGCGATAATTTGCTCGTACATTAGTTGCTCCGAATCCAAGTTGACGTAAATTGCACAAAATTGTTTGTTATTGTGGTTACTGGTGTAGAAGTGCTAAATACAAAAAATTCTAAATAATCAGTTGATCCGTTCATAGTTATTAATGTTGAACCACCAGCAGCAACATCTGAACCGCCTAAAGTGCCGTCAAATACTCTTGCATATTCAGTTCCATTTTTGTAAATCATAGTTAAAAAACGATTTGGAGTTGAACCAAATACAATGTTAACTGAAGTATCGTATAATCCAGCCTTTGTAGGTGTAAATCGATAATTAGTGGTATTAAAACAACTATCAGTGTCTATTCTTTCATTATTAATTTGCACTTTTGTAAAAGTATTTGCAACCAAGGTTTGTGAAACGCTTGCATATCCAATAAATGCTGGCCCAGATGATGAACCGCCTACTGCAACCCATGCTGCACCATCATAATATTCAACCGAATTAGTGTCTTTCAAAAAAGACATGTTGCCCTCTTGTGGGCTAGTAACAGCCGAAGTGCGAGCAGCTGCTGAAGCAAATACCCACACTCCTTGCATGAGGTAACCATTAGTGTCTGCGGCTGTGAGAACATCACCTGTGGCGAATGTCTTGAAGCCTTGTCCTGCTGCCATCTGTTCTCCTTAGTAAGAAAGTGTGTTAGTGCCTAGTATCCCATAATTAGTTCCAATAATGAACGAATCAATGATGGGTTCTAGGGTGGTTAATGTAGTTTTCCAAGCACTCGGTTTGATGTCATGTGACACCCCAAATACCTGCAAAGTCTTGGTCAGGGTTGATGAACCCGGTTGAGTTGTGGTTACTGTGATTGGATCAAAGAAGTCAAGATCCAAAGCGGCAGTAATGCCAGCATCGTAGTTGGCAGTGTATAGATCCAGAGTAACCGCGTCGCAGCGGATTGAAGTTTCTTGGCGAGAAGCGACAAAGGCTTGGGCATTGTTTAGGGCTTCCGCATCTGTTTCCATGAGCAGGTTCTGCTCTTGATATGAGTGAAGAAAATACTTATCGATCGAAGCTTGATTGCTGGCCACTTGCGCCACGCCGCCCGTTCTGGTGATGCTTGCTTTGTTAAAAACCAAAGTATCGTCCAACTTCCAAACTGCATTGTTATAGGAGATCCCAGTGCCATTATCATTGAAGTCAACTGGTGTGCCAGCAACGCTTGATGAAGTAAGGGCGCGATCTTGGAATACTAGATTGCCAAAAGCGTCCATGTATAAAGAACCATATTCGGTACTTGTAACTGTCTGCATAGCGCCAAGAGAAGTTCTCAAAGTTGATGGATCACTCTGGACTGTCGTTTGCCCCGAATCAACGTCCCTCATGCCAGCTGGCCAGCCCACTGCATCGAGTATCTTGCCAATACGAGTGCCAGTTGTTTGACCAGCTGAAGTTGAGGCAACAGAAGTTATCTGTGCATTCTGGAATAATCTGAAACCATCAACCGCTTGAATGGTTGTGTAAACCACTTCACCAACATCTTTAGGGGTAGTTGTATCGTATGAAGTTATGTAGCCTGCAAAGATTGGATAAGTCGTTGTGCCATAAGTGGCAGTGATAGTTACTTTACGCATGGGAGTCAAAAGACCCGCGTAGGGTGAGGCTGGGTTCATTGCGTTGAACGCGCCTGTCTGATCGATAATACGAAGGCTCATTGTGCCAGTTTGGAATACATCTGAAAGAGCTGTGCGACCGCGTGTTGTTTTGATCGAATCAACAAGGCTGGATACATCAACTGTGACTGAAGTGCTATCAGCTAAAGCATTAACTCCCAGAACGCCAGAATCAAGAATCATAGGCGAGGCAAAGCCAGCACCTGTTGAAAAGTTTATGATTGCATTGATTACTGGAACTGTCATGGTAGAACTGCACCTGGTCGATAGTTATTCTGCCCATTAGTATTCGCAGTCACTACTGCTTCATTGACTACTTTTACAAACTCATCTTGCATAATGGTTGTGCCATTGTTGTTAACAATAACTGTAACTGGTTGCTGTGGAATTGTATTCTTTAGATAATCTGGAAGCGAGAAACCAAAGCCACCAGTGCTGCCACCAAGACCGGCAAAGGGATTATTATTATTAGTTGCTGGTGGCGGAGTTGGATCTGGAACCACAATAACTGGAACTGGTTCTTTGTTAGTAGGCGGTGGATCTTGCTTAGTATCTTTTGGAACTATAATCTCAACAGGTTCTTTAGGCACATTCTTTGTGCCACCAACACTGCTGACGGGCATTCCAGAGATCTTGCCAAGAGCTGTGATTACGCTTTCTAAAGTTAAAAGCATTCCAGCAAAAGGATCCACAGGCGGCTTGATGCCATTAATAGAACCTTGAAGAGCTGCTGTGGCTCGCTGTGACGCTTCTAGTTTCTTCTGTAACTTATCGGCTAAGTCAAAGTCCTCATTGAGGATTGCACGCTGTAACTCTAAGCGTAACTTTTCATCCTCTGAAATCTTGCCCTTCAATGCGGCTTCAATCTGGATTCGTTCCATATTAAACATGGAATCGGCTTTAGCCAATATAGCCTTCTGAGCAGCAGCCTTTTTATCAGCTGCAATCTTTGCGGCAGCTGCGGCTTTTATAGCCTTTAACCTAGCGGCCTCTGCAGCAGCTTCTTTCCTTGCTGTCAATAATTCAGTTGATACGCCAGAACCACCTGTGAAGAATCTACGAGCAGAAGGTCTTTTAACTAATTTCTGGGCTGTGCCTTCAGTAACATTTCCAGTTACTAGCGCACTTAACCAGTCGATTGCGCCGTACTTTGAAGCATCTGAAAGCATCTGACCTAAAGCACTAGAGAAAGTGTTTATGTTTGCTGTGGCTTGATCAATGTTGCCATTACCAGCAAGAGCAGCAAAGAGATCAACTAAACCTTTTCCAATAGATTCTTTAGCGTTATCGGAAGCAATGCTTAACTTATCGACAGATCCGGCATAAGTATCTAAAGCAGCTTTTCCAGCACCTTTGCTCTGTTTAGTTAAAATTGCTTGGATCTCTTCAAATGACTTTGAAGCAAGTTGTGCTTGAGTCAAGCCAGTGTATAACTGCTTTAATCCTTTGTAGTTGCCTACATAAGCGTTAGAAAGAATATCGACAGTCGAGGCAAAGTCAATGCCATTAGCAGCTGATAGATCAAAGGCCAAAGCCATTAAGTCTTGGGTCTTAGTAGTTGATAAAGTTACTTTGGCAAGTTGCGCGTAGGCTGGTCTTAATAGATCGTCAGATACAGCAGCCTGAGTTTCCATATTTTTAATGAAGTTATCTGCATTGACAGACTGGTAAGCCAAACCAAGATTCTTTAGGTTAGTTCTTAATACTCTGATTGCTCGATCATCTTCGGCGAATGCTTTAACTGCAGCCTTGCTAAAGTCAACAATGGCCTTGGCGCTAAAGGTAATACCAATAGTCTTTCCTAAAGTCTTAACACTCTTCTCAAGTGAAGAGGTTGCACTGCCAGCATCTTTGAACGCTTTCTTGCCAGTAAACTCAGCTGCGACATCAATAATTACATTGGCCATTATCCGCGCACCTGAGCTCTCTTGTTTAATTTAGCAGTGACCTTTTCAATGGCTTTAATTACGCCATCTTGTGCCTTGCCACGATCTTCTTCATAGGCGCGATACAGAACGCGGCCTTCCATCTCGTTCTTGCCTCTCATCTGAGAGCCGTATTTACCTTTAATGTTTCTAACGAAAACACTGTCGGGATTGACTCGGCCAGCAATTTCATAGATTGCACCAGCTGCACTTTTATTGAACAAGCGCGCTAAAGATCTAAAGCCTCTGCGATCAACCTTAGATGGAGATGTTTTGTAGCCAATCCCACGCTTAACCAAAGAAGCGTTATAGGTAGGAAATCTGCCTTCATTGAAAGATCTTGGTTTCCAGTTGCTTAGAGTTTGGCTTTCAGAAGGCGCATAGCCCCGAGCCGCCTTCACAACGGGCTTCAGGGCTATCGCCATTTCTTTTGGTAACTGTTTGGCTAAATCAGGTGTGAATTCACGCAAGGATCTCCGAAGTGCGACCGCGCCCTTTACTGCGACTGGCATCTTTCATCTCCTTGTTTCGATCTTTCATTGCCTGTAATAAAGCCTTGAACATTCTCGAATCAAGTTCGAGTAAATCATTAGGCGCGATCTGCAACTCGATGCTTAGTCTTGCAACCAAGTAAGTAAATGAATCACGCCCTACAATTCCGGGTCGTCATCAAGGACTTCCACTTTTGCAAGTGTGTCAATAAATGCTGACCCAAAAGGCTTAACTGTTTCGCTAGTACCTTCAAAGCTGCGACGCAAACATTCCCAAGCCAAAAAATAGACATCCGATTGGCGTTCTAGTTCTCTGAACGCACGATGGAAGCCCATCTTTGCATGGTTCTCGAATGCAAATTCGATCGATGGCGTGATCTGATGTTCGGATACAGTGCCATCGGTTCTAGTGATCTTTAGTTTTGCCATTCTTTAGCCCTTTTCTTTAGTAGTTAGATTATTACCAAGTACCAGTTGAAGCAGTTGCTGTCTTGCTGTTACAAGTAAATGTAAGATCCATCATGCCTTCATCAGCGACAGCGCCGTTAATGTCGGTAATGTTATCGACAATCAGAGTACCCGAATAAAGTAAGTTGGTTGCTGAGATAGCAGCTGAAGAATCTTGAACTGCAGCCCATGCAACAGTTGTGCCATAAGCAGCCTGAAGTGTTGCTAGAACATTTGCTGCTGCTGTGTCGTTCAAGAATGAAACTGTGATGGTATCTGCTGACAATCCGGTCACAAATTTATGTGCGGTATCTCCCATCGCACTTACCTCAATGAGATCTGACTGACGATTAAGTGTGAACGCAGTTACATGGTCTGAAAGATTGATAGTGGCAATCTTAAAACCAACTTTGTTATTTAGAAAAATTGCCATGATTATTCTTCTTCCTTCTTAGTAGTTACTGGCTTTGGTGCTGTGGTGATCTGACCAATCTTCTTCAAGAAGGCTAGATCCTCTGGTGTTAGGTCTGACATATTAACTCCAACTTGTTAGGATTGATACGGACATCTCGCAGCTGAGCAGATCACCTGATGCAGCATTGAGAACGCTAGGGGCAGATATACTGCCTACATTATAGGCCAAAGAACTAGCGGCAAGTAAATTAAACACTCGAACCACATTAGTTTCAATGCCGTTTAGATTGCCTTCGTTATCAAATAAAGGCACAGTAATAATAATCTTAAAATTAGCCAGTGCGCTGACTGTGTTGCGTGAGTTATTGCTCGGGGCGAGATACGGATCGTCCGGGCTTACGATAACTGAATTGGCAAGAACTACGCTTGGCGGAAACGCGAATGTGCTCCAAAGAGAATCATCAACTAACGCAGTTGCTAGTGTAGTTCGAAGTGTTGTTACTGATGATGGCATTAGCCCACCATTGAGCGAGGGTCTAGCGCGTGCGCGATCAATCCTCTGACCTTAGCGAGCAGCTGTGCTGACATTCGATAAGGTGAGGGCTGGAAATCTACGGAGTTAGAACCAGTCAAAGTGCTGGTTCTTGCTTGCCAGATCTCAACAGCTATCATCAAAGCGGCTTGCTGGACTGCCATGTCTAAAGTCCAGTCTGTGTAAGTTGTAGTCGATACAGATCCATAAGGGTAAATTGGGTGATACGCCTGGGCTGTTGCATGAGCGGTAGCCACAGTAATTGAGTAATTACCCATTGATGTAATTACTTTATTGCCATTGTATGAACTACCTGAATTGGCGATTGTTACAGTTTGACCAACATAAAAGGTATCTCTAATTGGATCATCAAAGTAAAGAGTGCCTTCACCAACTATATTCTCATGAGCTACAGAGAACCACTTGGGAGCCCATAGCATTGGGATAAGGACTGAATCACTAGCATCACATACTTCTTGGATTGTCGCGTCTGGGTATAACGAACCCACGCCAAGAGTCGATTTCAATTCGGCTACTGTGCAGAGTGACATTCCAATTCCTTTCTAAAGACCAAGAGGGGGCAAGGGCTATGCCCCCTCTTAGCGACTTAGTGGGCTTACGCCTTGTTGTTCTTGAATGCGCCAGCGCCAACCTTAGTTGCGATTGCGCCGAAGCCGTAGTAACCAATAGTTACTTGACCTGCTGCTGTTGATTCTGCACGCAAGCGGTAGGTAGGGCTTTCGTACCATGTGTAAGCATCTGGGTTAACGATAAGAATTGTTCCATCGCTATCGCCAGCGTTTGTTGGATCAACATACAGATTAAGTCCTGCGACATTACCTGTTAGTGATGTTGGTGCTACTTGACCGCCAGCGTTCATTGGCTGTGATGCGGTATAAATTGGACGGCCAGAGTCATTTAATGACATGATGTTTGACCATTGTCCAGTCGATACAACCATGTTGCGAGCGAATGGGTTTGGTAATCCTGCTGTGGCTGCATAAACAGAAGCAGATCCACGAGCAACAATTCCAAGCAATTCAGCTGCTGTTGGGTATGTTGCAACTGTTGTTGCATCAAGTGATGCGCCTGAGATAAGTGCAGCGTTTACTGCTGCGTTTGTTGTCTTTGCGTAAGCTGCGGCCATGTTACGAACAAGCTCGTCAAAGAATGCAGGAGATGTGCGGTCTAACAACTCGACAGAGAATGTCTGTTGTCCGGCATACTTCTTAACTGATACTGATAAGAACGCTGAGTTCTGATCTGTTTCTGTGAATGCTGCACCTTCTGCAACTTCACCAACAGTAGGCATTACTGTGATCTTTGGGATCTCAAAAGTCATACCTGCATCTGGAAGCACTCCACGAGAGATTGCATCGATTGATGGGCGGATTGTTGTGCCAAGTGGGTTAATGATTTCATTTAGTTGACGAGTTGGTACAAGACCAGCGTTGTCTGTTGTGTCATCTGCTGCGCGTAGGTACTGACGAGCATCTTCATCACCTAGTGCTGCACGAATTGTGTTCTCTGCATACTTAGCAGCTGTTAGTTCAATGCGTGGCTTTGTGTAAGCCATTGCTGTGACAGTTGGGCGAGCAGCTTCGACCGCTGGTGCTTCAACTGGTGTTGCTTCGACGGCTGGAGTGGTGTTGTCCACAGTGGCTATCTCGCTTTCTGTTGGTTGGGTTGATTCTTCTACGACAGCAGATTCTTCTGCTGCAATATCAGTAACTTGGGCTGACTTGAATGCTGGCTCAGTTACTAAACTTGTTTCGACCATTCGAGCACTTGACACATATGTCACGCCGTCCTTGATCTTTGACTTTAGGACTTCTGCCCCAATGCTTAATCCTGATTGCAAACCTTCTTCAGCAAGGATTAAGGCTTCTGTACCGCGCTGTGAACGACTGACAGAAAATACAGCGTGAATAGCATCTTCTGATTCTGAGAAGCTAACCATGCGGCCTAGTGGCTTTTTAGTGTCATGCTGGCTAAGCAACTTGATTGCCTTAGGATCTGGAATGTCAATAGATCCAGAAAGAAAAATAACTTTGCCCATGTTGGTTGATCCTGCTTCAACATTAAGCGGCACAATCTTGCCTGAAATGGTGCGACTAGCTGAATCTGCTGTGAGATCAGCCGAGAAGGTAATTACTTGATTCATTGCATACCTTGACTTCCGTTAGGTGTTAGATCTGTCATTTCCATTGCTTGTTCTTGGGTAATAAGTTCAAGTTGTAATAGTTTTTCAATAACTGCTAGTTCTTGCATTGGATCTGTGCGCAAAAAGTTTTTGTCAATGTCAAACTTGACAACATTGCCTCGGGCAGTGATGTCATCCATTGATAAACGATCTTCAATAGCAGTGATAAATGGTTGCAAAGATAATGTCAAGAATTGCTTGCGCTCATCTTGAACATTTGCATAAGTCATTGAGTTGTTCTGATCTGCTGAAACATAATAGGCTGGCACATTGCAAAGTCGCGCAATTTCAGTGGCCAAGTTGAAAATGGCTTCTCCGTACATCATTTCTTTAGGTGAGAATGACACTGGGTTATATTCTAAAGTGCTAGTCAAATAAGCAGTTGATCGATTGTTGCGAGCAGTACGCCAAGCAGCTAGTAAACCTGAAACTTCTTTAGGATCAAGATCCGCACCGGTATTTTTAATATAACCAGTAGCCATTGGAGTAGATGCAGCAATCGCTGCTGCCTTCTGGACATCGATGGCCGCGCGAATTGTTTGAATGCCTGTGGTTAAGATACCTGGTAGCAAAGATTGGAAAGTAATTAAACTGCCAAGGCCGTCCATTGGTAATGTCATTCCATCGACTGCATAAGACTTAACAAAAGTATTAGTACTATCTAGAGTTGCAGTTACGCGATTATTTGCAATCCATTCAAAACGAGATGGTCGTCCATCTTCATTATAAACTTCAACGACCTGCCAGAAGGCTTGCGAATATAGAAGCAATGATTCAACTGTGTAAGCAATCGTTACGGATCGAGGTTGAGAATATGAAGGTTGCTCTAACCATACTGGTGAGCCAAGCTCTTCGTTAGTTGATTTTCTGTAAAGCTCTAATGGGATTGCACCGATAGTGCCAGCCAAAAGATTGCGGCATCTTTGCAACGCTGGTACAGAGAGGGCATCTTCTCTGCTGACGAATGCATATTGAAACGGCATTGCATAAGGTGAATACTCACCTAGAACTTGAGGGGCATATTGCGCTTCGACAGACGACTTTTTAGAAGGTGATTCTGCTCGCGAAAATATACCCATAGCCTAAATGATAGCACAACCTAGACAAATTGCTAGCATATGTCAAGTATAAATTTGTGGCTTAGGTTGCGGGATCATTAACTTGCTTACAACCATTGCCAAGCCGATTGGGGCTGAGATGTCACCAGCAGACTTGCGCTTGATGATTCGCCATGCTGAGTCGTTGACCTTAGCTGCACAGTTGTTCATCTGCTGAATTAGTTCTGCTTGCCCGTTGTGAACCACTCGATGATTGACTAAACCTTCCAGAAGATCGCCACAGGCTTTGTAGAACTGCTGGCCTGAGATGTCCTCGGTCATAACTCCAGCATTGCTCAATCGATCTGCGATGGTCTGGGTTGCGTACTTATCAAAGCAAACTACACGCGGCTTATAGATGTCGCACCAAGCCTTAATCGATGCAGCCATCTTTAGTTCATCAATGGCCACTTGAGAACTGTAAGTTTCTAGGATCCCGATGCCAATCCGCCCATCTGGGAGTAATTGTCCTGCGACTAGTGATCCGTTCCGCCTTGACGGACTGACATCGAAACCGAATACAGTATAAGCCCCCACAGCCATTTCGAGTGTGTTATCTGATGTTTCTTCAAGCACGCCATGAGGGAAAGGACTTGACAAGCTGTCAATCCATTGGCAAAGAGTTTCGGTTCTGGTATTTTCAATCGGACTAGTTGCAATAGCTTCTTCGATTGCTTCTTCCGTAATTGTGTAACCAAGGGAAGGGTTAGCAAGAGCCCAGGCATTTCGATCTGTGATCTTGCAATACTGAGGCGCGGAATACTCATAGAAGCCGTAAGACTTTGGCGGATAGTCGATAGCCCGTTCTCTAAGATCATTAAGCACAGTGCTAAAGGCATCACCAGCATTCGATGTTAAAAGAGTCTGCGAATTAGGGTGCGCTCTGGTCGTTGGAGTTGCTGCCCGGAATCCGTCCTCGGTAATCTCGCGAACTTCATCAATGTAAAGCAATCCATTAACTGTTCTTCCGCGAGAGCCGTCACGAGTAGCTGCTACAACATCAAGCCTTGCACCAGACAGCATCTCGATCGACTCAGTGCCGTTAGCGTGTCGAATCTGTTTAACGAACCCTTTCAAGTGATCGTTAGTTTCAAGCAGGTGAGTCACTTGTCTAAAAGTGTCCAGCGCCATGCTTCGATTAGAGGACATGATCAGGACATTGGTATTCCACTTGATCAAGTGAGCAAGGATCAGCATTCGCGCCAAGTGAGTCTTGCCGTTCTGTCTGGCCACCAAGATCAGGTTTGTTTTGCGAATCCAGTTGCCTTTCTTATCCACAGTGAGCATATCTTTCAGCACAAACTCCTGCCAAGGCATCAATGGCATCTTTACGATCTCACAGAGATCCTTGACATCTTGCAGTTTGTTTTCGCCCTTTAGAAGTGGACTGTGAAGCCTTGGCTTGGTTGCCCCTCGTAGGGCTTTGGATCTTTTGGGCTTATCTGTCATTGACTCGGACTAGGTCGGGTCTTAAAAGGACTGTCCAGCATCGGTTCGGACTGCATCGGGGAGAGAATGCCAGG